GCCGAAAGCGTGGACGTGGGGGGATATAAAACGTCCATTCCACGCCACGCTTTTTTATTTATGTAGCAATAACAAAGGCTTGGTAGGCCCGGAGAGACTTGAACTCCCAACCAAAGCGTTATGTACATTTCGTTTATTTTCAATTACTTAAAACGGCCTAGCGTGGCTATACCCATAACACTTGTCGGTCAGAACGACATGAGGTAAGGTCTTGGCTATGGCTACGTACAGAGAACAACTTGAATACCTTAGTGGCGTAAGGCTGCGGTCTGATGAACACCGACGAGTGGACTGTCCGTTCTGCGGTGGGCGCAAAACGCTATCCTTGTCCAATCTCGATGGTGACCTGCTGTGGCATTGCTACAAGGCATCGTGTGACACCCGTGGACGAAAGTCGCTGGGGCGTACAACAGACCAGATTCGTGGTCGGCTGGAGCGTACCCGGCGTACAGGATCTCGTACGTCACTGCGGATACCTGAGCATACGTCTGAGCCCACTCGTCACGACCGAGTCATGCAGTACTTGAGGGACAACGGGTGTATCGAGGCGTATGAAAACCGGTGGGTGAAGATAAAATACGCACCCGCTGAGGACCGTGTTTTGTTCTACACAAATGCAGATCAGGGTGCTATTGGAAGGTCGCTTTCAGGCGCGGTACCAAAGTGGAAAGCTTACGGCGACACGTCGGGGTTGATGACCGTAGGACAGGGTTCGACTTTGGTGTTAGTAGAGGACGCAGCTAGTGCTTGCTCAATCGCTCGCGTGGACGGTTTTGTCGGTGGCGCTTTGCTGGGCACTAACTTAAGCCAAGACCAACGTCGCCTGTTGCGATCTTATCCGGCAGTAACAATTGCTCTTGACAGGGACGCTAGTAGAAAGTCATTAAGTATGCACTCTGCAATACAGGGGTTAGTGCCATCCAAGGTGCGCCTACTGTCTGAAGATGCAAAAAATATGACAACTGACCAAATCTGGAGAACCCTGTCATGAAAGCCCGAGCCATTGTCCTCATCGACTATACGTTTGAGGGCGGATTTATCGAAGCTGCGGAAGAGCAGCGTAAACTCGAAGATGCAATCAAGGGGCTCACAGCGGGAAACCCTCGCGTAGTGCATACCCAAGTGGACATCCGTGAGCGCCGAGGGGACAACCCACCTGACATTCGACGGCTCAAACTCAGAACGAGTTAACCCTTACGAATCAACTGCTTACGTCTTTAGAGCCTCCGGCACATAGCTGGGGGCTTTTTTTGTGCGTGAACTGCTGTTATCGTGGGGAACCTCAAGTAAGGCAACAAAGAGAACACTAGTAATGGACACGAAGATCATTAAAGCCCTGCTGTCGCATGATTTTTTTAAGAATAACGAGAAGCGGCTGGGCGAGAATCTCTTCGGGGAAGAGCATAAAGAACTGTATGCAGTTATTGCCAAAGCGCACGGCCAGTTTGGCCATGACCTATCCACTGATGAACTGTTGATGCTCTGGCAGCGGGACAACCCCGTTGCGACTCGGGCAGACACCCGGGTTATGGAAGAGGTCGTTGACGATATCGAATCGACGAATACTCCGTCTGAGGACGTAGCTTCCGATCTTATTGGCCATTTGTGGCGTCGTGAGATTGGCCGACAGATTGCGAACCTTGGGTTAGAGATCAGCGAAGGTAATGACGAGGCGATGTCGCGCATCCAACGGATCGTTGAAAAGAATGCCGACTCGTACTTGCCTGATGATTTCGGTGAACCAACCACGACCGATCTTGAGGAACTGCTCGCTATCACCGGTGACGAGGCGCGGTGGGAGTTCAACATCCCGACGCTATCCAAGCAGATCTACGGCATTGGTCCAGCCGAGTTTGGCATCGTGTTTGCTACACCTGAGACGGGTAAGACGGCCTTCCTTGTGAGCCTGATGGCTGGACCGAACGGTTTTGCAGATCAGGGAGCGAAGGTCGTCTACCTCGGTAATGAGGAAGCGACCCGCAGGACGATGCTGAGAGCCTATCAGGCGTGGACTGGCCGTAGCCGGGAAGAGATTGCTTTAGACCCACGACCTGCAATCGAGGCTTTCCGGCAGATTGAGTCGAACCTGATCATGCAAGATATTCAGGAATGGGATCTGGGCACGATCGAGGCGTTCATCCAGAAGCAGAATGCAGACGTGGTCATCATCGACCAAGCGGACAAAGTACAGATTGATGGTCAGTATAACGCGGGGCATGAACGGCTTCGTGCGCTGTACAACCGACTCCGCGAATTGGCCAAGAAGGTTGAGTGTGCGATCGTTGGTGTCAGTCAGGCATCGGCTGATGCGGATGGTAAGTCCCGGCTCACGTACACGATGATGGAAGGTAGCAAGATCGGTAAGGCGGCTGAAGCTGACCTGATCATTGGTATCGGTCGTCTGGATGCGGGGGATGTAGAGAATACAGAGCCTGATCACACCCGGTACATTACCGTATCAAAGAACAAACTGAGCGGTTGGCATGGCACGGTAATCTGCCAGATCCAGCCGGATATCAGCCGCTATGTCGTCTGAGGCAAATTCCATGAAAATTCTAGTCGCCGACTTGGAGACCACGGTCAGCATGACCGGGGATCGAAAGGATAACAGTCCTTTTCACCCCGAAAATAAGCTTGTTTCAGCACATTGGGCGTGGGTTGACGGAAATGAGCCCCAGAGTTCGGTCTTTTGTCACAACGAGAAAGAGAAGCCTGACTCGCCGGATGCATTCCGTGCCGCTTTAGAACAGGCGGATGTGCTGGTCTGCCACAACGCCAAGTTTGATGTTCAGTGGCTCAAGGAATGTGGGTTTCCGCTACCAAAGCAGATCTATTGCACGATGATCGGGGAGTATATCTTCAGTCGGGCACAGGGGCGTCCACTCGGGCTCAAGGACACTGCAGAGCGCCGGGATGTCACTCGCAAAAGATCGGATGTGACTGAGCAGTACTTTAAGCAGGGCATCGGGTTTGAGGCTATGCCGCTCGACACCATGCTGGAGTACGCGGAGACCGATGTCACTTCTTGCCGAGAGATCTACGAGGCACAGCAGCAGGATTTAGAGAAGCCCTCCAACGTGGGGCTACGTCCTGTATTCGACCTGATGAACGAGATGTTGGAGTTTCTCGTAGAGATCGAGAGTAACGGTATCCGCATCGATCTCGATGCCCTTGCTGAGGTCGAGAAGGAGTTCGTTTCTGAGAAGGCAGAGATCGAAGGGCGTCTGGAGCGCATCATTTCTGATGTGATGGGTGACCGCCCAATCAACCTTAACAGCGGGGCGGACATGTCGATGGTCGTCTACAGCCGTCGGGTAAAAGACAAAAACCGTTGGAAAGAGGCGTTTAACATCGGCACTACGCCATCGGGCAAACCCTTACCCCCGGCGCGTATGTCCGTGAGTGCATTTGGTATGGAGGTCCGTAAGCAGACGGATGTCATCAAGCGGCAGGTCGCCCATCAGTGCAGCGGCTGTGAGGGTCAAGGCAAGATCCGCAAGATGAAAAAGGATGGCACTCCGTACAAGAATCCCACCAAGTGCCCTGAGTGCGGTGGCTCTGGGGTTGTGTATGAGGACACGGGGAAGGTTGCCGGTCTGAAGCTGGTGCCGAAGTCTCCGATGTACTGCTCTATTCACGGCTTTAAGACCGACAAGATCACGATCAAAAAGCTAATTGCTCAGGCAGAAGGTAAAGGTAACGAGACAGCTGCTGAGTTCCTAAAAGGAATTTCACGGCTTAACGCTATTAATACGTATCTTTCATCTTTCGTTCACGGAATTCAGATGTGGACCCGCCCTGACGGTTTTCTTCACGCGAACTTCAACCAAACCACGACTCGTACGGGACGGCTGTCGTCTAGTAACCCCAACTTTCAAAACCAACCGAAGGGAGGAAAGTTTCCTGTCCGTCGTGCGGTTATCAGTCGGTTTGAGGGTGGACAGATACTGGAGGCTGACTTCAGCGGTCTTGAGTTTCGTGTTGCCGGAGAACTGTCGCGTGATGGACAAATCATTGCGGACATTCTCGATGGCAAGGACGTACACCGACAGACCGCCAGCATTATCCAACAAAAGCCGATTTCAGATATTAGCAAGGACGAACGTCAGGCAGCTAAGGCGTACACATTTGCTCCCTTGTACGGCGGTATGGGTGCGAACGAGCCTCCGCACGTCCAGCGGTACTTTGAGGAGTACTTTGGTATCTATGATGGATTGTCCAAGTGGCACCGCAAACTTATGGACGGGGTTTTGGAACACGGCATTGTTCGTATTCCTTCTGGTCGAGAGTTTGCGTTTCCGAACGCCCAACGACTGCGATCAGGCCGTATAACCAACGCAACCAACGTCGTTAACTACCCAGTACAGTCTTTTGCTACTGCCGATATTGTGCCCCTAGCGTGTATCAGGGCACTGCGGCGTTGGGGGGACTTACGGTCTCGGTTAATACTGACGGTCCACGATTCCATTGTGGTCGATGTTCACCCTGACGAACTCGATCAAGTGAAAAATGTGTTAAAAGACGCGATGTTAGGAGTAAAAAATGATCTGATTGAGCGATTCGAGTACGAGCCTGTCCTGCCATTCGACATAGAAATCGAGGCTGGAACAAATTGGATGACGATGGCTGATGTTCCAGTTGACTAGGGGCACAGCTAAGGGCTATTATAGACACCTCTACATAAGGAGACGTTAGCATGAGTGAACTTGCTACTATTGATGCCGCTGAACAGCGGAAACTTAACGCCATTCTTGGCGCATCCACCGATACGGGTGGAGATTCTGACCGCCTTCCAATTTTGAAGGTGAACACTAAGCGTAAGAACGCTGATGGGAAAAAGATCCCCGAGGGCGAGTTTGTCGTATCTGGGGCAGGTATTGAGGAAGTGTACGCACAAGAGGTGACCATTCGCCCTTTGTCGCAGACTTTTCAGTGGCTCCACTTTGACCCGGAAGAGGGCAAGCTGGTTAACAAGACCATCATTGTTCCGAATTTCCGGACAGAGCCTATCGATAGCCGTGGGACCATTCGCTGCGGCAAGCCCGCGTCGAAGGTACTGCGTCAGCTAGAGCCCGCAGAACAAAAGCGGTACGTGGATATCAAGTGTTATCGTCAGGTTCGCTGCCTTGTGTCTTACGAGGGTAAGACGGCAACGGGTAAGAAGGTCACGGTTGAGAACCAGCCAGCTATTCTAATGCTGAAGGGTAGCAACTTTAGCCCGTTCGAAGACGAGGTTGTGAAGCGTCTGCCGCAGGGCCGGAATCTTTACGACTTCTGGGTAAAGATCACTACTACTGAGCATGAAAATGGCTCGGTCGTGTACTGGGTCATGCACTTTGAGCCTGATCTGGGTAGCCCAGTACCTCTGGATAAGCCGACAATGGACACGATGTATCACATCGCGGACATGATTAAGGGTGAGAACGATAGCATCATTGCCAAGCATAAAGAGGCAATGGCTCAGAGCAGTGTAGATGACGCTGCATTGGATGCCATCGATGTTTCCCTTGAGGACGAGTTCGAGGACTAACAGGTGGGGGCGATAGCCCCCGCCCCTCTAGGGGGATGTATGAGCATCAATATGGTAGAAGCAGAGATCCGGCACGTACTCGATCAGCTGAGTAACAATGAAGCTGTCGATATTGACGAGCAGTGGATCGACGATGCTGCCGAGCAGTTTCGCGCTGCAATGAAGAAGCAATTTCTACAGCAGGAAGACCGCAGTGGTTTCCGGCTTCGTATGAGCAACATTGGCCGCCCATTGTGCCAGCTGCAAATGGAAAAGGCTGGGGCACCGAAGGCTCGCCGCCCTTACAATCATTTAATCCGGATGTGCATTGGCGATGCTACCGAATGCATCATGGAAATCGTTCTCCGTGCCGCAGGACTGAATATAACCGGGGGCAAATCCAAGGTTGAAATGCCAATCGGCTCGGCCCTGATTAAGGGTGAGGACGACATCGAGGTCGATGGTAAGGTCTGGGATACAAAGTCAGCCAGTCCATGGGCATTCACGAATAAGTGGGCCGACGGAACGGATGGTCTGCGTAAGCAAGATGACTTCGGTTATCTAGCCCAGCTGACAGGCTATAGTCGTGGTCAGGATAAAGATCCGGGCGGCTGGTTTGTCGTCAATAAATCGACCGGCGAGGTCGCTGCTGTGCCATCGGATCTGGCCAAGGAAGAGATGGACGAGATCCTTTCTGACGTAGAGAGGAAGGTAGTTGCGTTGGAGAATGACGAGCCGTTCCAGCGGTGCTTCGAGGCTGAGGACGAGACCTACTACCGAAAGCTTACAGGCTCTAAGCGTCTGCCGACTGCATGTACCTTCTGTGACTTTATGAGGACGTGTTGGCCGGAAGCGGTCCACAAGCCGCAGACCAACTCAACGGCTCAGAAGCCACGCTACTATTGGTATTCGGAGTATGCCGGGGATTAAACCTCAGTCGGCAAAGGCAAAGGGCCGCAACCTTCAAAAAACAGTTGTGAAGTGGATTTTGGAGCGTTGGACGGTCCTTGAGCCTGACGATGTGAAATCAACAAGTATGGGGGCTGGCGGCGAAGACGTTCAGCTGTCCCCGGCGGCACGAAAGAAAGTGCCGGTGAGCATAGAGTGTAAGGCCCGGAAGTCGGTCGGCATTTATACTTGGTACGAACAGGCTAAGGAAAACTGTCCGGACAAAATGGAGCCTCTTCTTGTGGTCAAAGCTGACCGCAAAACGCCTCTGGTCTGTGTGGACGCAGAGTACTTTTTTGACCTGCTTAGGAGCAATCGTAAATGAACGATAAGGTCACAATAACCCTGACTATGGGTGAGGAAGACGAGCAGATTAACGTCCGAATGGATGGCGAGTTTGAGGATGACGAGTCTATGACGGCAATCAACCTTTCTACGATGGCGTACATAGTACTGGATATTTTGCAGGACGAATTATCCGGCATTCCAGACCGAGAGGAGATGCACTGATTATGAATGTAAAATTTAAATGCAAAAAGTGTTGTCAGCCCATCGAGGGTACAGAGTACAGCGTCGATGGATTTGGTCCGTTCTGCTACCCTTGTGAGCGTGAATGC